GACCCCGGTGATCGTCAAGACCACCGCGACCGATCAGATGTTCAAAGGCAAACAGGACCTTGCGGCGTTGCAGGCGGAGAAGCAGGCGCTCACCGAGCAGATTGCCACGGTGATCGAGGCATCACGGCAGACCGATCGGGCGTTGCTTGATCTGGCGAATTCATTTGATGGCGGCAACATGCGCTCACCGATGGACGGGATCGCCAGCGTGGTAAAGATCGGTCCAGGTTCGGTGGTGCGCGAGGGTGAGCCATTGATCGAGATCGTGGGCGAGCACCGTTATGTGTTGGCATTTTTTCCAATCGATCGGCTCTACAGTTTGAAGGTCGGTGATAAGGTTAAGATCGATCCCGGGGGTAGCATAACGAATAGCGCGTTGCAGGGCACTGTCGCCAAGATCAATGCCATCGCTGGCGTTTTGCCGAAGGAGTTTCAGAAGACGCTGGCGCCGGTTGATCGTCAGCAACTGGTGCGAATCGAGTTCGACAAGGATCAGGAATTGCCACCCTATTTCACCAAGGTCATCGTGCGATGAACGAGAACCGCGAGCTGACGCCAGCCGGCGCCAATCTGGTGAAGCACTTCGAAGGCTGTTTGCAAAAAACGGCGGGTGGTTTTCGCGCGTATAAATGCCCGGCCGATGTGCTCACAATCGGATGGGGGCATACCAACCATCACGGTCGTCAATTCAAAGCCAGTGATATCTGGACCAAAGCCGAATGCGATAAGGAATTCCTTTCGGACGTGGATCGCTTCGTCAAGGCGGTGCGGCGTCTCGTGACGGTGCCGTTGGAGCATTACCAATTCGATGCGCTGGTGTCGTTCTGCTATAATTGCGGCGAGGGCAACTTACAGAAATCGACTTTATTGAAGAAGGTCAACGCGGGAGACTTCGCGGGCGCGGCGCTGGAATTTCCAAAATGGAATAAGGGCGGCGGCCGGGAGTTGGCGGGATTGACGCGGCGCCGCGCCTCAGAGGCATTACTCTTCCAAAATATTCCGGATGAGAACTACGACGGTAAGCCCGACAAGGTCATCAAGCCGCCGCCGGAGCAGATGCCGCAAAGTGTTGATGCCCCGATAGAGGAGAAAGCGACGATGAGCGAACCGATCAAGCCGATGGTGGTCGATCTCAGCCACTGGGACCCGGCCAAGGATTATGCGGCGGTGAAACGTGCTGGCATTGTCAGCGTGATCTATAAGGCCACCCAGGGCACCGGCATGGCCGACGCCACCTATGTCGATCAGCAGCAGGCCGCCAAGAAAGCTGGCTTGCGCTGGGGCGCCTACCATTTCGCCGACGGCAGCAACGTCGATGGGCAGGTAGCGAATTTTATGGGGTTCGCGTGTCCAGATCCGGACGAGCTTTTCGCCTTGGATTGGGAGGACAATCCAGGCGGCACCAAAATGACGGTGAGCCAGGTCAAGGACTGGGTGACCAAGGTCGAAGGCCAATTGGGACGGCCGGGCGAATGCGTGATCTACGCGGGCAACACGGCGAAGGAAGCGTTGGGCAACAAGGTTGATCCGTGGTTTGGCAGTCGCCGTCTGTGGCTGTGCCAATACGGTTCGACGCCGGTGGTGCAGGCAAGTTGGACCACTTATTGGCTTTGGCAGTACACCGATGGGAAAGCCGGACCGAGCCCGCATTCGATCGACGGCATCGGCCCGTGCGATATCAACAGCTACAAAGGCACCGCGAGCGAGCTCGCCGCGGAGTGGGCCTCGGGCACGCCGCAGCCCGAACCGGCGCCAGGGCCGGAGCCTGAAGCAGCCGCGGTGTATTTCAATGTGACGACCAGTGGCCCGGTCGCGGTCAATATCTCGGTCAATGGCGAAGTGATCTACGGTAGCGAGGAATGACCCTGAAGCAATCCGCCGGGGAGTTCGTCGAACGCATGAGCAACGCGATCGACGATATGTATGTCGCCATCGAGGCGCGCGATACCGCCGCACAGCATACAGCCCTGGCGGCGCTGATCGGCCTAACCGAGATGCTGAAATCAGAGATCGAGCACGGCGACGACGACGCGGAGGATTAGATCATGGTCATTCTCATTAGCTTTCTGGAATTACTGCTCTACATCGCGATCATCATCCTGGTGGCCTACGCGATCAAATGGTTGATCACCGGATTCCTCGGCTGGCCGATTGATGCCAACGTCTACAAGTGGGCGCAGATCATCGTCGGGCTATTGTGCATCATCGCCATCGTGGTGTGGCTCGCGAGCGTGCTCGGAGGCGGCATCGCATTGCCGCACTTTTTGGTCGTCCGCTAGGCAGTCGCAGGTTGGCGACCTGCCGCCGGTGCCGCCAGCGCCGCCGAGCATCTGCCGGGGGTGCTAATTGTTGAAGGCAATGTAGAGCAGGAATACCACGACTGCCACGATCGCGACGCCGATGATGTAGCGCATATCTTTATGTTCGCGTGGCGTCATTGATTCTCCCTCAAATCGCGTGACAGTGTCGCATCAACAACATCATCGCGACCAGGATGATCCCCCACAGCAGCAGCGAGAACGGCGCCCCGATCAGGCAGCCGCGAAACACTGGATTGGACGGTGGCCTATTTTTTCTTCCGACACCGCCAGTGTCCACCGTACTCCACTTTTTGTAGGCCCTTTTTTGTGCAGGTGTTTTCAACGGCATGGGGACCGTGCCTCCGTACCGGTTTGTCCTCCTGAACCTGCGCCGTTTTCTGCGCCTGCTCGTCGAGTTCGTTGACGGTGTCGGGATCGGCGACGATGCCTTCCTGCTTGCTGACGTCGATCATGTGGTCCCCCACCATCGAGCCGCCGTTCATATGGTAGGCGCGCATGAGCGCCTTTTTCTTGGTGGCCTCGTCCGGTACCCATGACGGGGTCTCGAATGGCATCTGGGCTAGAGACAGGGTCCGCGCATTCTTCGCCATGATGGATTGTTCGGTCGGCAGGACCAGTGGTGCCGGCGTGCGCTGAAAAATGAATGCCGCCGACAGAGCAACCGCAGCGGCGCCGGCCAGGGCGAGTTTGGGTGAGGGATGCATTAAAAACATCCTTTACAAATCAAAGGGTCAAATTTTCCCTCACCTTTTTGTAAGCGATTGATATCGCTGTTAGGTTCGAATTCTTCCTTCCCCACCATGTTAGATCTTTCTGGGTTTTTCATATTGATTTTACTATATTTTTTTCTGAACCTCCCTCACCTCCTACAAGGTGAGGGAATAGAGGTTTAGTTTTTGTTCTCTGCGTGAACCGATAGCCACTAACGACGCGCTCGAACAAATCATGTCCCCAGTCGAGCAGCATCACGTTGACGGCAAGGACCACAATCCTGACATTCCCAGTCGTGTAGCCCTTGCTCGGCTCAATCCGGTCCAGCGATGGCGCAAAGGGATGCCGGAAAGATTTTGTTTCGATGGGCGCCAGAAATGGGATGCCGGTTAGTACACATCGTTGTCCCTGGCGCTCGGCTTGTTTCAGCGCCCAATCAAGGCTGATGTCGAAGTCCAGTCCGCGATCCTGCGCTCTCTGTCTAGCGCCCTTGATTGTCTGTGCCAACCTTCGGCCGATTTCACGCTTTCTATTATCTGCTTCGGATGGCTTCTTGGTGCGCGGAACAGCATCGCCAATCAATGCCGCTATCCGGACGGCATCCAAGAAATTCTTAGTCCCATAATCGTCAGGTAAGCGAAGCCGTCGCCCTCTTTCAGGACGGTAATAATAGACGGATCGACCTGATCTAGTCTTTTGAGTGTGAACGTTTTTGAACTTTTGCGGCATCGTCGTCATTCCTTTTCGATAGTTTCCCCATGTGTTCCGCAGCCAGTCGGCGCCGATCGGCGGTCTTGGTGTAGAGCGCTGCCATCTGCCCGCCCTCCCAACCGAAGATGGCTTCCAGGGTCGCGACAGTGGCGCCGTTGTTGGCGGCGCGGGTCGCTGCGGCCTTGCGGACGCCGTGGGCGCTCTTGCCGTGGATGCCGGCAGCGACACAGGCTTTCTTGAACAACGTCCCCAAGACCTCCTTGCGCATTGGCTGGCCCCTCTTGGTGGCGATAATCGAGAGTTCGCCGAGGGGCCCAGCAGCCAGGATTTCAGCCAGCTCCGGCAATACCGGGATCGTCACGCGAGTGCCGGTCTTTTCGGTGTCAATCGTGATGACGCCGTTGCGAATGTGCTGCTTGCCAAGCCTTGCGGCATCGCCACGGCGCAGGCCGGTGAAGCAGAACACCCCCCACATCACGCGCTCGCGGGTGCCGATCGGCCAGCGGACGGCGTACTGGTCAAGCTCCTCCTCCGTCCATTCAGGAAATCCCTTGGTTTTTGGCTTCGCGATCGACTTGCCGGCAGTGGGATCGGAAGGGATGTGATCGGCATCTACCGCCCATTTGAACATGCCGCGCATGGTGTCAACGAAATGCCGAGCCGCGAAAGCCTTGCGACGTTCAATGCCCTGCTGAATTGCTTTCGGGGTGATCATGGACAAGGGAATGTCGCCACCGGTCGCCAGCACTTGGCGCATAATGCGTTCGCGTTGTTTCCGGGTAGCGGCAGACAGGTTGGCCCAGACAGTGGTTTGCCGGTAAAGCATCCACAGCCAACCAAGGGTGCCTTTGCTGGCCTTGCCGGGCGGCTGTGGGGCCTCCTCGTTCAACGCTGCCCGATATGCCGCCTCAAACTCTGCTGTGCCGTAGGCGCCTTTTATGCGGGTTCTGGGGCCATGTCCGATGCGGACGTACCAGACGGTTTTGCCGTGCCTGGTTGTTTGGCGGTGCAGGGTCGGCGGTCTGGGGCGGGCCATTGAGCCGATCACAGGACGACCTCTTTGGTATCGTCAATTCCTTCTTTTTCGTTTTCCCCGCTATCTACCGTGATCGAGCCGTCCGGGTTGACTGTCACCCTGCGCACGTGCAGCCCGGCGCTTTCGGCGGCTTTCACGGCTCGGCGCACCTGGGCCTGAGTGAAGGTGACGGCGCGGGTCATTGTTTTATTTCCCTGCTTCCTTATCGAGCGCGGCGCGAGCAATCTTGCCGACGCCTTCAATGACGTGCCGCATACAATGGGCTGAGATGGCATCCAGCGTGATCCCGCCAGCCTTCAGTAGTTCGGCGGCCCTTTTCCAGTCAGGTTCCGGGAAGATGTCGAGCGGATAGGCTTCGCTCCATTGCACAATACGCTCCAGAGCCTCTTCCAGTGCCTCTATGCGATCTGGTCGTGCACCATAAAAACCTGCGCCAGCTACATATGCTGCCCGGCATTGACGGTGCAGGTTGGTATCATCAGGCCAGTTGTAACAAGCGCGCTCTGAGGCGGAGAGTTCAATCCATTCACTGTCGCTCATCTCCCCGCGTCCTTATCGAGCACGGCGCGGGCGTCTTTAACAATCTGTTCCAGCACTTCCGGATTAATCTGGCATTCGTCTAAGGCCGCACTGATCAGAACCGATGTGCCTCCGTTTACAATACGCTGCAGCGCCGCCTCCAGCGCCTCGATGCGGTCGGTAGCTTCTTTCAGCATTTCTTCTGTGATCAAGTCATAACCAAGTGCGCTCAATTCACCCTCCTCACCACCTTTGCCGCCGGTCTGCGCGCCTCGATGAAGCTCAGGATCAATTGCGTCCGGCTGATGATCTGGCCGAGCCGGATTTCCTCCACGACTATCTCGTCGTAACCCTCCGGCTTCAGCGCCATGGCGGCGATGATATCGAGCGCGGACAGGATGTAGTTGATGCCTTGGGCCACGGATTCGTCGTCGGGTTCGCGGTCGGTCATTCCCCTGCGTCTCCTTTGCGATCGTTATCGAGCGTTTCCAGCCTTCGGATCTGATCCAACCGGGACTTGAGCAGCGCGTTCATCGCATCCAGTTGCGCTACCATATTTTCAAGCATGTCTAACGTGTCGCGCATGGCGCGTTCTTCCGCTTCGTGCATGGTTTTCAGGATTCCCATTTGTTTTTAAGCACGGCCTGCTTCATCCATCTCAGTGAGCAAATCGAAAATGGCCCTCCACTTGGTCTTGCCGTAACCAACCAGGCTTTTTGACCATGAGCCGACACTGTCGCTTTCGCCCTCATAGCTATCGAGGTCGATGGCGTGGAAATATCCGTCCGGTTCTAGCGTTACCTGCAACTTCATCTCACAGCCCCAATCGTTCATCGCGGCGCTTCGGCGGCTGATAGGCCATCCGGGTGTGGTGCGGGCAATACGGCCAGCCCTCGGCCGCGGCGGCGCCGCAGAACAGCGTGGCGACTTCGTCGATATTGCCGAGCGGCCAGTGGCAGCGGGTATGGTCTAACTCGACGATCGTGCAGGGCTGCGTGTTGCGATGCCCGGGCGCGTTGTCCCAGGCGGGATAGTTCTTCGGCTTGAAGGATGGGGCAGGCTCCGGGATCTGCATTGTCTTGACCTTCTCAAGTCGCGG